ATTTATATTTTGAAAGGCACTAAAATTGGTTGTTCCCTGAACACCAATTCTTGCGTTACTTGTACTATTTATGTGTAAAGGATAGTTGGGAGAAATTGTACCAATTCCTATATTGGAACTGCTCTCATAAATAACTGAGTTTCCTATTGAACTTGAACCTGTAAACTTGGGTATGTAGTTGGGGGTGCCGGATCCTGACATACCATTAGCTAAAGTATCTGATACTGATAAAGTACCATTTGCATCTATCCTAAGAGATCTTGTGCCGGGTGCTGTGGGAAGTCCTGATAGTCGCACACCTCTTTGTATATGAGCCCCTTGCGTAACTGTGAGCATACTGTCGGGAGAGGATGTGCCAATCCCTACATTACCCGTAGAGGCAACCCTCATGCGCTCGCTATTATTGGTGCCAAATATCATTGGCTGATTTTGATTAGTCCCTATCGCAAGCGGATTGTTTTGGTCGCTTAATATAAGAGAAGCAGACCCGGCCGATTGACCAAATGCGGTTCCGCTTGATTGACCTAAATAAAGATTAGTCGCCGAAAAGCTAAATCTTGCAAACTGTTGACCTGTCTGGGTTCCATCACCAACTTCAAATTTTTGCGACGGTAACGCGTTGGCTATTCCCACATTTGTCCCGTTGTCAAAAATCTGGCTATTACCTAACGTATTGGTTCCTGTAAACTTAGATACATAGTTGGTTGTTCCCGAGACATTAGAATTAATTAAGGCAGCCACACTATCAATACCCTTTTGTCTCCAAGCCCGTGTGCTAATTACAGTCGTGTCTATTGCGAGGGTTCCCGAAGTGGTGATTGTTCCGCCCGTAATTCCCGTTCCGTTATTGGTGGCAACTGAAGTAACGGTTCCCCCAGCATCTATTAAAGTATCTGCAATAGAGATTGTTCCAGCAGCATCTATGCGTAAGGCCTTGGTTCCGGGTGCAGAGGGAAGTCCTGACATTCGTACCCCCCTTTGGAAGTATGCCCCATTAAGAACAGATAGGGCTGAGTCGGTGCTGACTCCATTTAAGCCAATACCGACACTACCATTGACAGACAATCCATTTGTTGGGCCTACCACATTTGTAGAATATCCAATAGTGGCACTTCCCCCAACATTTAACTTATTAGAGTTGTTAGTAAAATTTGCCCCTATATTAACTACCCCGCTTGAAGTTATTCTCATAGCCTCTGTCTGGAAGGGTGCAAAACTTATATATGTTGTATTAGTTGTAGATATACTACCGCCATTATCATCACCATTTAGTACTATCTTATTATTAGCAGTTCCAGCCCCTATTGTAGCTGATCCAGCTTCAAGAATATCTAAGTTGTAAAAAGGGGAAGTATTAATACCTATTCTGGTTCCACTTTCTCTCATTATGCTATTGTCTATAGCATTAGTAGAACTAAATCGTGGGATATAATTGGTTGTTCCAGATATATTATTGTTTATTAACGCAGCTACTGAGTCTACACCCTTTTGTCTCCAAGCTCGGGTTGATAATAGTAAGGTATCGGCTGCAATTGTACCCGATGTGGTGATTGTACCCCCCGTAATACCTGTCCCGTTGTTGGTTGCTACCGAAGTTACTGTTCCGCCTGCGTCTGAGGATCGGATAGCTGCGGCGGTGTCTGCCAATATCTTTTTGGTGACGTAACCCAGCGGGTTGGTAGTGGTTAGAGAGTCCTTTCTTCTAAGATAATATGCCGATAAGGTGGCTGAGTCGGCTGATGCTACCTGCCCTACTTTGCTAAGCCCGTACCCTACGTTGTTTAGGTAGTTGCCAAGCATTGAGGCGGTGTCTGAGATATTTAATTTGAGGTTAATTCTATTGCTGAGGGAAGCTGTGTCAATGGCTCTTAGATAAGGGGCGAGCATTGCGGTAGTGTCCGCCTTTCTGAGGTAAGGACTCAGCATTGAAGCTGTGTCTGAGATATTGAGTTTTCCGGCCAAACCACCCGTCACACTAGCCTTGGTGGCGATAACATTCGTGGTGTCAATGGCAAGAGTTCCCGAAACAGTAATAGGACCCCCTGTGATACCTGATCCATTGTTTGTTCCTACAGAGATTACGGTTCCCCCTCCAAGAGTTGTGTCTGCTACTGATATTTGACCTTGTGCGTTAATACGAAGTGCCTTTGTTCCGAGTGCGGTGGGAAGTCCCGGCGCTCTAATTCCACCTCCAACATAGACCCCTCCGTTAACAGTAAGAAGGCTATCGGGAGTTTCTGTTCCGATACCGACATTTCCCGAGGGCTTAATAATCATTCTATTGGCCCCGTTATCATTATCGTAAAAGCGTAAGTCTCCTGAGTTGAAGTTTACTTGTCCTGTGCTAATAGTCCAATTACCGTCGCTTGCTGTCTTGAGTGTCAGGGAAGATGTGGTACCGGCAGCAGTTCCCTCAACATTCAAAACCCCTCCTACCCCTTTTATACCAAAGGTGTTTGTATTGAATAAGGTTGTATCTCCTGTACTAACAGTAAACTTGTTAAGACCCGTAAAGGTCAAGTTGTTATTTGCTCCTGTAAGTGTTCTGTTTCCTGTAAGCGTTCCGTCAGCCGTGTAAATATTTACTGAGCCAGAACTTCCCGAACTCACCAAAATCCATTTTGTAGCATTAGAATTTCTTATGTAAAAATCCCCCGCCGTAGTATAAAGCTGCGCTCCGGGGTAGCTTTTTAACCTCTGAGCATTAGCCGCGTTTGTATCGGTGATGACTATTGGAACAAGTCTTGACTGTAAAGCCCCCTTGGATATTACAATAGTGCTGTCACTTCCCAAATTTTGTTGCAATGGGTAACCCTGTGAAAATGAATACTTTACAGCTACAAAAGCAAAAACAAGGGCAAATATCTTTTTTATCATATCGGGTAAATTTGGAAAACTTCATTTTGGATAGCAGCAGGATGAATAGTCAACAAACCTAAATTCTTATTCCAAGAAAAGTAGCTATCACCATTCAGATTAAGCGTACTTTGCGGTATTCCATTTCTTACAAAAAGTACATTAAAGCCAATAAAGGCGGTGAGTGTTGCCGATGTGGCTCCTGTTGGTACAATAGACGTTGGCGATACCTCAAAGATGTACGGATTTGGTATCTGTGTAGGATTGACTGGTGTGATAACCCCTCCTGTTCCTGAAATCTGTTGCGCCTGAAGGTTGTAACCGCGGCAAAGAGAATAAAGATAATTGGCGGTTTCTATTAAAGAAGGATCGGCTGGATTTAGGTTGTACCAGCTTTCTACCGCAAATATTTCATTAGACAATATCTGGGGTGTTTCGGGAACAACTCGCTTTCCAAACAAAGAACCTTTCTCTACGTCAAGTACAGAAAGATATTCCGATATTTTAGCAATATCTATTATTTGCGCTACCGTCAACATTAGAAAAGGTTATTTTGATTGTTTACCATAAAGGTTGCCAAGTCGTAGCATACTTGCGCTGAAGTAATATCATACCCTAGCGTTACCGCGTTATTCCCTGACTCAATAAGCGTCTTTAACTTTCCCTTGTTCTGAAAGTAAGTATTATCCTGTAATATGTACGAAGGGTTGCTAATGGCTGCTTGACCTTGGGTCAGGGAGTAATAGAAGGTGAGATTGTATAGCGTAAAGCCCGCAAGAGTAGTCTTGGTATAGAGCGTCACTCCGCCAGCATCTACGTAGTTTACCGTAACTTGAAGCGCGGTGTCGGCTGATAGACAATTGATAGATATTGAATTTTGCGCTAAAGGCCAAACGGTGTAGTTGGTTGTTGTTCCATCGGCTACCACATATTCCCCGGCATAATTAACTAAAAAAACTCTACGGCTAACTATAGCTACATCAGATCCAGTAGAGGTGTCTGTGATTATTACGTTAGAGGGAAGTCCTGCCTGTTGCGAGGTGCTAAAATTAGGAGTTAACGGCATCTCTTAATATATTAAATTGTTAATCAAAGTTACTAAAATTAGAATTGTTTAAGTTGCTTTCTTACTTTTTCCATTGCATTTTTCTTATCTTTCATTTCGCTGTTGTCATAATCCAAGTTTCTAAATTCCGGATGGGCGTCTAAGAACGCCTCTTTACCAAGCTCAAAGCCATAATCGTAGGCATTCCTAAGGGCGTCAAGCTTAAGCTCATCTGCTTTTTTTCTAGCCTCTTCGTTGCTAAGGCCTTCACCCTTAAAATAGTCTTCCAATTCGCTCCACACACCATATTTCCCTATATCTACAAAATCGTTTAATAGGGGTGCAACAAGATTTTTGCGATATTGTCCTACCATCATCTCAAGCTCAATAGTTTGCTTAGTGTTTAATTTTGACGTTTTGCCTTCGTCTTCTATTTCAGGCTTGATTGTAGGGGGAAAATATGATATATTATTTGTTCTTTTTACAATATCGTATAAAGGCTGAGCAAAGTTGTCTGGATTTTCTTTTGAGATGCCAAAAAAGCGCATCATAAAATTATCCTTTTTCTCAAGTCGATCACCCCAAATACCAACCTTGGCTGGCGGCACTTCCCCGGTCAAAGCTCTAAACATCGAAGAACGCTGAAGCATTGAATTTCTTAATTCACCCATAAAGCTATCCGCCTTAGTAGACGAGTAGTATGGTAGCTCAGCCCTTGAAATTTGAGCGAGAGTGGCGGGTTGAACAACGTTAGTTAACAAGTTGATAGTGTTTAACCCCCATCTTTTAGCTCCAAAATCAGACTGAATGGAGTTAAGCAACGAAGATGTGTTTGAGAAAATACCGGACTGTAAGCCTTCCAAAGCTTCAGGGAATAGATTGTCTGGGTCTACGTTTGAGATAAGCCTATCCATTAAATCCCCCCTGTTCTTTAGTTGCTCAGGCGTCATCTCTTGCTCGCGCCTTGCAATAGCATTGCCAAGTGTACCAATATGGCCAAACCAACTATTTTTGATAGTGTACCCACCCTTGATTTGCGTTGGGTCTTCCCCGCGCAACCAAGCCATAAGCTTAGTCACATTTGTCGTTCCGGGCTTGCCATAGTAAGATCTTCCTTCTCTTTCTTTTTTCGTATCCTCAGCCGTTGATCCGGCTGTAAATATACCAGCTCCAACCATAGAAGAGATAACCGAAACGTAAGCTATTCCAGTTACAGCGTGGCCAAACCAAAAACGACCCTCCCTTAATGCAAGTTTTGAAGCTGTTGGATCTTTTTCTCTTAACTTATAAGCTTTCCCTCCATAAGCAAAGGCTTGTAAAAGGGCAACCTCTGGATGAAGAAGATTATAATAAGACCAAAATACGTTTGCGGGCGTTTTTATGTATGGGCTTACTACAAGCGTTGACGTTAATTCACCCACTCCGGGTCCAGTTTTTTTACTAACCTCGCCGGAAATCATCTTAAGAAGGTCTGCCAAGAAATTATCCTGCTGGAAAGCGGCTCTTTTACCCTCTTGGATAATTGATTTTTCTATATATTCGGCTTTCTGTGTTGCCTCAGCATCGCTTAAACCTTGTTTCTTGTATATTCTGTACGCTTCAGCCTTGGGGAACTCAATAAATAATTCATAATCAATCCCCTTGCTCAGTCCAAGCGCTTCGGAGAAGTCGGCGGCTGTTGCCCCCTCTGATCCAAACCTAAAGGGTTTATCCCCAATATTCAATGTTCTTGCAACAGCTTCAGCGTCGGCGCCAGTAGCCTGAAGAGAACGATCCACCACTTCCGCAAGACTCATTTTTTGCTTCCCTTTCGCGTATCGGTAAAGAGCCTTCATTGACTCAAGAGGCTGTATTGACTGGGCATAGGTTTCTTTTTGGATATAGTCTTGTCTATTTAGCCCAGTAAAAAGCTGCTCCCCAGACTCTTTGAATCCCAATTTTAACTTCTTGAAATACTCTGCCTGAACCCTTCTTGATAGTACGTTTGTTGATGGGTTGATTTGCACATTTGCAGCCTTGGCCCCTGCGGAAACAGCCCTGTCAATTAACGTATTTGTAAGCCCTATTGGAAATCTTAAAAAAGCTTGGTTTACTATATTATAGAAAGGGTTGTTAATTAAGGCAACAATTCCAAGGGTCCTTAACTGTATTAATTGGGAAATTCTCTTTAGAATATTAGGCTTGTTGTTAAACAAGTTAGATAGCTCCTTTGATGCTTCGGCAGCTTCTTTTTGAGCAATTTTATGCGCTTTTAGAGCCTCTGGTGTGCGAAGTTCTTGAGCGTCCAAGGCTTTTGCCTCTAATTCATTAATAGTAACAGTTAGGTCTTGCAATTTTTTTGCATCCGCTTCTGAAAGGGGACCTCTTCCCAGCACATCAGCAATAATATTTTTGAAGTCCTCAAACTCAAGCGCTCCAGACTCAATGATTTTTTTGTAAGACTGCCTTATAACCTCTTCTTTTTCTTTATTGCTGAGCCCTTCCAGCTTTTTTCTTATCCTATCAATTACGGGTGCTCCCTTTTTATCATTGACCACTCTTCTTACGATTTGCTCTACCTCGTTTCTAACCTCTTGAGAAACGTCTTTCCCTATAGCGGTTTTTAAGTCGGCCAACACCTTTCTGATAACAACTTCAGCATTGGCAACCCCTTCTTGAATATAGGTTAGTGACACTTCCCCGACAAACTCAATACCTTCTTTTGTAAGACCTCCTGTTGTTAGCGTAAGACCACCGCCTTTATTTTTATATTTTTCAATTATATCAGCTCTCTTTTGTCTTGCTTTTTCTGCCTTTACCTTTGCTCTTTGTACTCCCTCGTTAGTCGGTTTTTCAATTCTTAGTTCTTCAAGTTCTTTTTTAAGAGCTTCTTTTTCAGCCTTTAGGACATCATAGGCATCTTGCCATTGCTTTTCTTTTTTGGTAGACCATTGTTCAAAATCATTCTTACGCCTAGTGTTTTCATAGATTACTACTCCTAATGGGTTCTTCGTATAGAACTCATTCATATACGATACGTCCTGACCTTTCCATAGTAATCCATTATCAAGCGTAGCGAACACTTGCGCTTGCTTTACAGGGTCATTAACAAGGCGTGAAGCGGCTTCTGAAAGAACAGCTGAGTTCATTCCTCCGAAGACATCGGAAAATTCAGACCTACTGGCCATCTCTACGGCTTGGTCTATTCCTATTGAGTCAATTATAGCGTTCGCTAATCGAGTGGCCTCTTTTTGTGAGGCGGGTTTATAAGTGAGCCCCTTTTCTCTAATTTGCTCCTTAAGAGCTTCTGGTGTGCCCTTGGAGTCAACAATTCTATTTAGGAGCGCTTTTTGTCTTTCTTTACGCGGACTTTCACCTTTTTCGGTAACTTTTGGAGGTTCTGTTGGGGGAACTCCTGCCTCCATTTTTCCGCTAACTCCGGCTTCTGGCTGTACAGGAACTTCACCTGCTGCTGGCTCTTGAATGGCATACTCTGGTTTTTTGCTTTCTAATAAAAGATATTTGGCATCATTGTCCGATATATCGATACCTACGTTCTCCTTAATGTATTTTTTAAGGTCCTTGATGGCCCCGATTGCTTCTTCTTTTATTGCGTTTATGATTGCCTTTGTTAATCGTACCTGCTTTTCAGCCTGTGATCTTGGGTCATAGACAATACCAGAACTCATAAAATCATCAAAGGCATCTTTTAGCCTTTTTCTTGCTTCTGCTCTTTTGTCTGTTGGGGGAAGTTCTGCTTTTGGTTTTCTTTCTTTTGCTCCTTCTTTCCTGCCCGCTTCTGCGCTAGGAACAGCTTCGACAGGAACGCGGCTAACTCGGCCTGTTTCGTTAAGTTGTTTGATGCCATCGATTATTAATTTTTGTGTTTCTGGTGATAGTTTTTGAATAATTGGGGAAGAGGATAATTCTGCTGACTGCATCTCCCTTTCTATGGTATCCCAGTCAATAGTGCCGTCATTGTTTCGTACTTCATTTAGTACTTCTGCTATTTCTCTTTTTTGCGCTTCGGGAAGTCCTGCCGTAAACTCTTGTATTTGGCGTTCCATTTCTTCCCCCAACTCAATTAACTCTTGTTCGCGCATCATCATTCTGTACTCAGCATCGTAGCTTTCAACCAACTCCTTTTCCATTGACTTTGTGCCGTAATTCTCCAATACAACTTCCTCAATGATATTCCTAAACTCTTGAGTCATATCCAGCCTGTCTGCGCCCGCTAATTTTTCAGCCAATTCCTCTATGGTAGGCCCCTTTTTGCTCGATAGACCAATACGGCTTTTGCGTTCTTCCGGCTTCATCACGTTCCACCTAATACGATTTTCACTTCTTTGGAAAAGCTTTTTTATAGCATCGGAGCTTATCTTACCTCCGCCTATAAAGTATTGTAACACCTCTCCCCTTGGAACACCTTCCACATCTAAGTTTAAGGCTCGTTTTCTAATATCCGTTTCGGCTTTTACTTCTTTAGCTTTTGGCTTTTCTTCAACCTCGAAAGCTTCTGCAAACTCGATAGGTTTATACCCCTCAAAAGCAGGTGGCTCAGTCCTTGGGGTTTCGGGTCTAACCTCTCCAAGTTCTGGCATATCTTCCATTTCCTCTACGGGTGCCTTGGGAAGTTCTGGTGCTGCCTTTTTTGAACCTTCAAAAATTGGAGCTAACTGTCTTGCTACAACACTTTTTGCTTCCTCTTCTGTAAATCCATCTCGTACAAATTCTTGCACAATCCTTTCTACCATCTTTTGCGCGTCTATTCCTCTATTCGTAGCTTCCTTAAGAGATTCTCTTAATTTTAATCCATCAGCATACCAAGTATCGGGATTTCCCATTACAGCATCAGCAAAATCTTTATATATTTCACTTTCTGTAAGCTCGCTTGCGTTTAAATACTTATTTGCAACAGATTTTGTTTCTCTTGCATCTTTCATTTCTATAAATGCCCCATACCCATTCGGCATTTCTTTCTCTTTCTTAATTAAGGCATCAACAGCTTCTTTTACTTTATCTAACGTAACATTGAAAACGGAAGCCTTTTCCCGTTTCTCCATTTCTTTTTCAAGAAAATCATATTCTTTACCAGATTCGGTTTGAAAAGAAGGTATACCGCCAGCAGATTCTTCAATCTCTTGCATTCTTTTCTCTATATCTGCATCACTTTTTTTCTCTATTTCGGGTGATTTGGGAACTTCTGGTGCTGCCTCTGGCGCGACTTCCCCGACACCCTTAGCACTTGTATAATACCCCTTAGATCCGTATTTGTTTTGCTCCGAAGTAAGTCCTCTCTGAAATGCGCTACCTTCTTTTTCGGTAGCAAACATTTTAGATGCCATCTTATTTGTTTCAGGGTCAAAATAATCTACCCTGTATGTGAGTTCTTCTGCTGCGGGAACTTTTGGCTCTACACTTAACTCTATCGGCTTAGAAATTTGCTCAGGCTCTCCAGCTACTCTTGGAGCTTCCATAGTGTATTGAGCCATCTCTGGCGCAACCTCTTCTTCAGGTGCCGATAAAATAGCTTCTTTTTCCTTTTGCGCTTCGCTTATTTTATTTTCAATCTCTTTTTTTAAGGTAGAGTCTTGTATCTTAGCCTTTTCTGCCAGCGCCGCTCGTTCCCCCAACGCTAAAATCAAATAATCCTTTTGCTTCTCTACGGGTATTCCCTTTTGGTCAAGTAATCTTTTTACCTCTACCGAAAAAGCAAGGTTATCTAATAACTCTTGTTTATTTAATGTAGGGTCTTTAACAGCAGATTGTTCAATAATATTTGCATATCTCTTAGGATTGGACGCCGCCTCGTAAATTGACTCTTTGGCAGCATTGTTTTTTTGCTTTACTTTTCCGTATCCCGCTACCGATGAAATAATTGCATTGCTTAAAAACAAGTGCTTAAAGCTTTCCCCGTATGTGCCTTCTGGATATAATTTTTTCAGTTTGTCAGGGTCCATTCCCAATGCAATATCCAAGATTTCATTAGCTCCTTGCAGGGCAGTAAGCTCAGCCGATACTTTTAGGTTTTGCGATAAGCCAGCCCCTAAGACATCAACGCCTTTCTTTACAATGGTATTTAATTCTTTTTTAGCAACCTCTCTTGTTATAGAACCATTTGCTAGATTACTAACGACTTGATTAACCTCTGGCTGTGCCTTGGAAAATACCGATTGCACTTTTTTAAGCGGGAATATACTTCTTCCCATTGCAACAAAGGCTGCCGTATTAAAGATGGCAGAAGTGTAAGCCTTCATAGGGTCGTTTGGAAATTTAACCGTACCCTGATCTAGCATATCACCAAAAAAGGCTGTCGATAAATTTACTGCATCAGCAACAGCGGCTGTTGTTGTAGCGGGAAGTCCTGTCCCAGCAGCAGCAGCGCCAATAAGAGGAGTGGCAACTCTTCCCGTAGCACCTATCGCCGCTACAAGTCCAAGTACATTACCAGAATCAGCTAAAAACCCTCTTAATCCTTCAGGGTCAGCGGTTATATTCATCGCCTCTTTTTCCCAATTTTCTCTTACAACATCTTTTGTTGATTTTCCGTAACCCGCTATCTTGGAAAGAGTATTATAGGCGCCCACCAAAACACCTTCGCCGCCTCTTGCAAATCTTTCTAAAAGAGAGGGGGTGTCTAAGTACTGGTCCTCATTTCCTTTTATGTATAAATCGTATATCTTGTACTCTTCAGGCGTAAGAACCTGAGTGGCTACCGTGTTTAAGTCTTTTCGAAGAGCTGGCGTATCAAAGCCCGCTATTGCGTTTCTTCTCAAAGGGGACCTTTCAAAGGCTTGGCTAACCTTGTTTCCTACAACGGAAACACCCCACATTGTATTTCTGCTCAAATTCACTTCTCTGGCGCGCTGGATAGCCGCGCCGATATTACTATCTTCTTGGTTTTCAAAATCAATTACTTCGGGAGAGTAGAGAAACTCCTGCATAATTTGGCCCATCTTTGCTGAGCCGATAGCATTGGATAAATTAGGGTTATCAACGCCTGTATTGACCGCAGCAAGTTCGTCCTTGAAGGAGGGGTACCTGTTAATGTGGTACATTACAGCCGCTCTTTCTATTTGAGGTATGATATTGGACTCAATAAAAAGATTGTTTGCCGTCATTAGGTCGGGCGCCTTGATTTCCCTCAAGCCCCTTGTAGCGCTTTCATAATTAGCGGCTCTTTCCTTTACAAGTTGATTTGTTCTTGTATCGGGAAGTGGTGATTGTGCTGCTTTGAAGGCCTTATAAAAGTCTGGAATTTGGTCTTTTACCAAAGTAGAAACAGCCATCAGGTCGGCTTTTCTTTGCAAGTCTTTTTCCTCAGACTCTTTTTGCTCTATCGCCCCTAACGGATCTGCGCTTGACGCAACTTCCTGAAAGGTTGGAACAACAATATTATCAATCTTTTCTTTTGGTAGCGCAAAACTTGTTTCTACCTTTTTTAAGCTTTTTGCGGGTAAGATAACACCCTCAGTAGGCATTGTTGGGGTTGGCCCAGTTATTTTTGTTGGCGCCTTAGCTTTTTCTTGCTGAAGAAATGATAGCACATCTTCCCGCTGCTTACCCTCAATAGCTTGCTTAACTTTTGGTTGTTGCAAAGCAGTTTCAATACCCTTGCTTATCGCCTTACTTATCGCTCCGCCTTCTTCCGATGGGACTTCTGAAATACCAACTTCCCCACCAGTCGGTAAAACGGGTTGCGAAACCTCTTTTTTTTTAGAAGTATCTTGCTGAGGCAAAGCTACATACTTTGCCAAAAACTCATCCTTGCTTTTAGTATACAGGCCGTCTCTTGATACTACGCCAAATACTTTATCCTGATACCCTTTATCTTGAAATTGAACCTTAAAATCATCAAACGATTTAGAATAATACCCCTTACTGGAGAGAACATCGTATAGTTTTTTGATTTCATCCATTTGATTGATTTTTTAATCTAACTCTCCTTTTTTTGTCTTAGTCTTTGGTGCTGCGGGAACCGATGGTCTAATAATACCTTGTTTCAATCTTTTTTCTTCAGCTAAAGAAATTTTATCAAGGTTTGATCTTGCAACAGATGACCTACCAATTAGCTGCCCTCTAGCTCCTTCCCAGTTGCCGTCTGCCCTTACCTTAAAGTATTTAACCCCTTGATCTGTTATCGGGTTAACCGCCCCATTATTGGTAATTAATTCCAAATCTTCGGAGGGTATGTCTTTTACATAAACCACATCCTCTGTAAATCCTTTAATCCCGAAGATAGGATTGTCAGGAGTAACTTTTTGCTCAGGCTCATATTTTCCCAGTACATCATAATCAAGGAAATTAACCTGAGAGGGAACCCCGCCTCCAGCTCCCGTTCCTCTTAAACTTGCTCTTTTCTTAACATCAATAATAGTTTTTTCGCCCTCTTGCTTTGTACCCATCATTGAAAGTATCACATCTGCCTGAGCGGCCTTCAATGGCGTATCCATCACGTCATCAGGGTTTATCATCGAGTACGCATTTGCTAAAATTGAAAATTCTTTTGAGGGAACTTTTTGCGCCCCTTCTTCAAGTATGCTCCGATACGTCTTTAATCCACCCTCTTCCCGTAATGCAAAAATGGCCCTTTGTGAAGCGTCCTTAATTTGCTGCGGTGTAAATATTTGGTCATACGTCTTATATGTGGCCATAGCCTTTGGATCGTATTCCTCTCTTTCGTTCGCCCTACCCGCTGGCTTCATTCCGCCCTGAGCAAAATCAATAAATTGCTTTCTCTTGGATAAATCCCAAGCTGGAATATTAGCAGAAAAATCTTCAATAGTATATGGCTGTCGTGTTACGGGGTTTTTATAGAAATTTTGATCATAGATAGATTGACTCATGCTATCTATAATAGGAAAATCATCCTCGTCAATTTTACCTTGTAGCTTTAATTCTGCAATTTTTTGTTGTCTTTCTCCAGCGGCCTTAGACTCATTTGCGTCGGCAAGTAATTCCTGAAATCCCTCAAAGACTCTTTGCTGAGCATCAGGTTTTCCCTTCGCAGCAATACCTGTCTCAATCCAGTTCTTTACTTTTTGTTGAAAAAGGTTTCTGTCTATTGCCCTAACTTGGTCTTTGGGTATTTTATTTTGTAGCTCAAGCAGGTATTTGTCAACCGCCTCTTCTTTAGCGGCTTTTTTAGCCATCAGTTCCCCTTGCAATCTTGCTAAAGGCTGTGTATTAAACTGAACCGCACCAAGGGTAAATACTTCGCGAGGAATTACGCCCATTTAGATAATTTTAGAAACGAAAATCCTTTAATTGTTTTGAAGCTTTAATAGCCTTTCCTCTCCCAATGCCCTGTTTAGCTGCATAATCAATCAGCCCGCTTCTAGCCTCTCTCCTAACTTGTCCGGGACTTAGCACATTTTCTTTTCCAGTTCCATAAATATCCCTATACAAATTCTGCGTAGCTGCTGACTGTGCTGCTCCAAATAAATTACTAATTCCAGTATTTGCAATCTGGGTTCCGCCCGCTGCTCTTTGTGCGGCCATTTGAAGTCTCATTTGTGAGGGGAGGACTTGGTTCTGCTGGAAGGCAGCCATCTCTTCGCCTCTCTTTAACTGAGCGGCTTGACCTAATTGACCAAAGCGACGATTTTGTTCTTGTTCTGCAGCTACCTCAGCTCCAAGACCAGCATCAGCCATTGATCTCACAATAGATGAAGTAGCTCCAAGTCTTTCGCGAGCGCTACCTAAGTTTGCTAATCCACTTGCACCAGCGCGCTGTATGTTGGCCATTTGCCTTTTGTACGCTGCTGTTTGCGTTGGAGAAACACCATAACGCTGCATAGCTTGATTGTAGTAATCAAGAATACCTTGGCTTTGCTGATACTGAGGAAGAGCTGCAATTTCTTTTTTTAATTCTTTTCTACCTTTTGCGGCTTGTATAAAACCTAAGCCTGTTTGCGCGGCCGCTAAACCTGCTTGTATTGCTGCTATTGGAATTGGCATAGTGTATTAATTTACTTGACCGTAAGGGGGCTATCCGAAAACCTAGCCGAAACCTCACTCAAATTTACTAAATTATTTGCATTTGTTTTCTGAAATTTTACTACCAAATAACTCCCTTTCATAAAATTGCCATTTACCTTACCTCCGCTGGAGTTGGCATCCCTTTTGATGGCTGAGGACGGGTTGCCCTCCAAGAGCTGAAATTCGGCCTCAACAAGGTTACTGACTTGCTTTGTGGTCCCGTAGGAGTAGGTATTGGTGTACATTGTAGGTACCGACCAGATGGTATTAGCTATCTCCATTAAGCTGTTCCACGACTTTTTGGTGTGGTAATTTTGGTTAAAGACAACCGTTACAAAGGCGGGGTACTGGGTTCCGTAGAAGTTGCTGTAATTGGTAGTGTTATTGTGCTTGTAGACGCGACCTTCTTTCCAAGAGTATATTAATTCTTGGGCGTTATCTAACCACTCAGGGTGATAGCTGAAAAATGAGGTGTATCCGTTACGCAACTCATTGAAAGAGAATGTGTAAGGGGAAATCGTGCTTAAGGGCTCTAAATCAAGTGTAGAAGATCCGTAAATATAAATACTTGTTATTTTGCGTATTGTAAAACCGGGCTTCCCGTTGTAAGTTACCGATGTAGCGGTAAAATTTCCCCCAGCATTAACAGAAGATACTATGGAGCTTATCATATTAGCTATTGTATTGCCTGCCCCAAAGGTATAGGTGAATTGCGTATAGGGAAGTGGCGGCGAAACTGGATCAGCCGAAACGCTCACGGTAACCACATCCCCGGCTTGCGGTGTGCCCTCAAAGGTTGTAACCAGAGCCGGATATTCAATGTTGACTAAAGCGTAAATAATAGCACCAGCTTGAGAATTGGTAATTTCCACGGCGGGGTTCCCAAAATAGGTAGTGGCAGTAGCCACCCAAAAAAACGAACCGTTAATAGCGGAAACGGCGGCATTAACCACGTTAGTTGGAGTCCAGCCAGCCAAAACCAATATTGGGTAGTCGATTGATACATTCCCAATACTATCCCTAAGTATAAAATGAACAATATCTCCAGCTAACGGCGTTCCAGCAAACGAAGCCACATATTTAAATGGGCCTAAGTTTTTGGTAAAGGGAGCGTACAACGTGGAAGGCGTGTTTATGTCACCATTGGTAATAATTCCATTGTCCACAGTCCTCAGCTTGTCTGCTGTATATAAGTTACCTCCTTGCAGGCTACAAACATATTCCTCATCAAAGAAATTGTACGTTCCAAGTATCTTAGATTTCACAAAGCTTGATGACTCATAATTTTTATTATAAGGGATAATCAAATCACGGATATAAAACTGACCCTTATATAGCTCAGATATTGGGGTTAATCCATCGGCCGACCTTCTTACTTGATACCCTCTAACAGGGTCCACAAAATAGTGGGCATTTTTACCCCTTACAAGGCTTGTGGGATCTTCGCCAAGACCATAGGTTCCAACCAAATATCTTACGTTGTTTACTGTTATGATTGCGTTTGTAGTTGTAACAACAGCTTGTCCAGCATTGTCTTGAAGATACTTAGCGTAAATTCCGTAAACGCCAACCCCTCTTTCTTGATAAACATAAAGAGTTCTGTCCTCTACCATCATTCTGCGAATAGCCCCTCTTGCCCTATCTACCTCATCAAAATCGGCTGGATTAAAAATATTTAAGTTATTTATATCCGTTCCTTGCTCGTATTGGCCTCCCCAACGGACCATTGCTTGGTTGTAAATAGTTTGAGCATCGGGATTGATAGTCCAAGCCCTTCCGTTTGAGTTAACGGCGCTGGGGAAATAATCGTTATAGTTAACGTCCATAAAATACTCGGTGGTGAACGCTGTGGCTACGCTACTTGCAAGCCAACCCCTTTCCCTGTAATAAACGTCGCCCTCATACCATTGGAAAGTTGCGGGATTGGTGGAGTTTTGATCCGTTATTTGCCCTCTGTGATACCTCACCCCTGCATCTGTATATATATCGTATTTTTCACCAAACTCATAAAAGAACTCATTATTTTCAGCATTTGTAGCCTTTGGAGTGTACATTTCTACAAGCATAGTGGCTGTGTAGGTTGCTGAGGGAAGTGTTGATGGTTTAGTAACTTTCAAAAATCTTCCGTTGCCAGTATTTGGCGCGGTTGTCATGGTTCTTGTAACGGTCCCCAATATCTCGAAGTCGAGCTGCAAAGAAGCACCTCCGCCAGTTACAAAAGGGACAAAGTTCCCGCCAGTATAATTGGCAATAACTCGAACCCTGTCCCCTTCATTAAAATCGTAACCGGGTACAAACCCCGTATTTTGCGTTTGCTGTCTTGTTAAGTTCTCGATACAAAAATACAAAAACCCATCTCCGGGGTCAGCAAAGTCGTTTGTTACCCAGTATAAAAAACTTGTTGGCTTAAGATCTGCTCGAACCCATTGGTAAGCGACGGCCCAATCGGGCGGCGTGTGATTAATCGTAGCGGCCACAAATGGTATTTGAGGAACGGTAGATAGAACATTAAAAGCTGGTGTTGTAACAGCAAAATCTGTAATATCAACGTCTGAGTCCGATGCAAAAGAAACGACTCCATTAGTCTTTCCGTGTTCGTCAAAATACACAAGTCCAAGTCGTTCTGGGCAATTCCATTTCCAAGAAGCCTGCGAAACAGATGCTCCGGGAATTGATACGCTGGTAACTAAATTCGTAATTGTGCCCACAAACCCAGACGTATGAACATTAAATACTCCTGAAGTTCCAAAATTGTCTACTACTATATTTTGACCCTGTATTAGCGTTGTTAATCCGGCAACAACATCATCAATATTGTCTCCAGATAAAGTTGTATAAGTGACATTTTTCGGGGAAGCGTCTCCGGGATTCCCAGTATTGTAGTCAAAGTAAATCGTATAAGCCGCGCCTGTGGTTATAGTTGGACCAATTATTACAGTAAAAGAGTTTGGCCCAGTATAGCTAAAAGATATGCTAGGGGTGTTAGGGTTGCTTAATCCAGTCGTAACAGTCACATCTACGTCTTCCCGGGCAATAGCATCATACCCTTCGGTAATGCCCCCGTAAATTATCGTATTGCCATTTAGTAATTCAAGCGTATTGGCAAGATCTGGAAGATAACTGAAAGGAAGGTCGCTTTCCAATATAGGAACGGTTACATACGCCCCGTTATTGTAAAACCTATAAAAATAATAAGAATTTGCTGGTATATTGTATTGGTCTAAGTTTAAGCTATCTATTGTAAAGAAGTCGCTCCAAGTATTATTAATATTAACCTGACCAACAAGCTCTATCGCCTCACAGTCTACGTTTCCAGAAAACACCTCTATTTGTACATAGTTGTTCTTAGTGGGGTCGTTAGAAGTATTTGGATTATATCCTCCAGTTGGTAAAACAACCTTAGATATGGGGGAAAAGGTTGATTTCTCTCCGTTCTTATAAACCCATCTGTAGGAAAATCTAAATAACTTTTTGCGCAAATTATTTGTCGTAACATTGGGGTCGTCTCCATAAACGTAAGCCGGAGGCGTTAGCGGAGCGTTCTTTGCTGCCGTTAACATATCTGAAGTAAAGGGTGCGAGGGAAGATACGGTATCGACATTTATATACCTAGGCGGATTAATTCCATCGGTCCAGTATAGCAGGTTTCCTTGTCCGGGGTCGCGGTATACCAGCGCAACAGAGTGAACAGGATAGCTTGCATCAAAGTTCAAGACATCGCTTATGCTGTCTGTATTGCAAAGGAATATTTTAGTAATAGTTTCGCTGTTTACATCTAATTGATAGATGCCGTGATTTCCCTGACTATTATAATTAAAAAAATATATTAACTGGTTGACCTGATCAAAGTAAGAGCCGATACAAATATTATTTCCTGTTGTGGGAAGTGATGCATTAGGAATAACATAATTTCCCTTTACATTCTCAGCCGTAAGCCCGTTTTGACCTCCATAAAAACGAAGGTTTAGCGCGTCAATGTGCTGAGGGGCCAGTATGTTTTCTGGCAAATCATCTCGGTTCATCACCCCTGAAAAACGCTTTACATCTATCATAGTGCCTGTTCTATTAAAATTACTTTTGTTTCATCAAGCAATGTATAGGGATAGTCAATAAACAATAGTCTCGCTTTGATAGCATCCTCCGAAAATAAAATATTATCATATATCGAAAAACTGCTATAAATACTCACTTGGTCTACCATCCCAAAATAAAACCCACTATTCAATAAACTAATTCCGCTTACACCGAAGTCGCTTCCGCCTCCGTATATTGATATAATTCCTTGTGATAGTGTAGCGGGAAGTGCCATTACTCTTTACGATTTTACTGCAACTCTTTGATTTACAAGGTTCCACTCATACAGGTCGCTCAGTCGAATAGCGTCATATCTTGCAATAGCAAGTCTTCTTTCGTTGTAGTAGTCAGCCCTTCTGTCTCTTTTGTCTCCAAGTGAGCCGCGCCTAGACGTACTTAAACTTATAATATCCTTCCACCTTAAATAAGCTATCATCGCTTCCTTAAACTGTGTAGGCACAAAGTAATCACCGCCAGCGATTGGGGAAGCGATATATTCCAGCATCACATACTCGAAGCTATAATAAGCATCCAAGACAATAACGCCGTTCTGATTGTCAATCTTAAAAGAACCTACAAAGGGTGATCCGCTTGGAAGTCCGTAAAGGTTGCTTAGGCCATAGCCATTCCAGAAGTTCCACCATACAATTCCTTGGGGTGCGTATGCGGTTACGATGGTGGGGTCTTCTACTTGAGAAAGACGAGTAGGCTGCATATCAAAGGCGGTGGTAAGGTTATTGTTTACCTGCAAGGGTATGATATTGCCTTGATTATTTAAGATACCTACTTTTGTGTAGTTTAGGTAGTCTGCGGGAAGTGTTACCGTTAGGTTTGGATTAACAGGAAGCTTAACAGATTTAACGCTGTAAAAAAAGTCCAAGCCCAGCTCCGTCATCCCACGGAACGCAAGGTTCCAGCACTTGAAGTATTTTTGGTTACCCTGCTCCGACTCGGTTAAGTAGTCGGTGATGACTTCATCAAGAGTAATCCATTGTCTATTTTGTGTTGCCATATCTTCCCCTTACATTTTATTCAGTTGCCAATATCGCTGCGTCTTCAAGTAAGTAATGTCTTTCACCTTTTATATCCACAGGCGTCCCCCAATCCTTAATTCGGTAAGCCACTTGTCCGGGCTTAAGTTTCATTTTGTTTTCTTTAGTACCTCTTCCCACAGCAACTATGTGAACCTTGTTGCTTTCCTTTCTTGCTGACTCGGGTACAAATATCCCACCCTCGGAGATTTCATCCGGCGGGAAGGGTTTTATAAGTACTTGGTTTCTAATTGGCTGCATATTCATTAGTTTGTTGTTAGGTCTGTTCCGTCGTTCGCCAAATCCTGTGGCCTTTGCTTCATTAAAAGCAACTGCTGTTGTACATATTGCACGACAACGGGAATATAGTCTGGTGGTACATTTAAGGTACTATTGAGACTACTGGACAACCCTCCGCTAATCATTGTTACACTTGCGGTATAGTTGCTAAGAACAAGGCTGCTTATGACAAACACATTTTCCCCCTCACTATAAAATAAAACCCTCTGAGGTATATGGGGCATTGTTTGGAAATAAGTTTTTTGATTTTGTGTAAGGGGAATACACGGTAGCGATATAACACCGCTATCATCCTTAAACTGGAGTGTAGAAATACCCTCGCTATACCCAATACCGACGGGAATTTGAGGAAGGGTTATCTTCCAGAGGTCCCTTTCATCCCTGACAGGAACCAAGTTCTTAAAAGTAGTATAAAAGCTATTGTTAACAAAGCTGATGCCTTCTAGTTTAAGGTTGTCTGTATAGTTTGTCTTGGCCGCGACCGCAATACCCTGATCAATATACTGATTGACAAGCATCGGGGTAATCGACGAATCCTCTTGGACATAACCTCCGTAGACTTGTCTTAAAATTTGCTCTATTAATTGACCCCTCGTCATTATCAATAAGTTTTATTCAGGATGAAAATATCGCTGTAGATGTTGTTTCCTGTAGAAGCGGATCCCCATTGAGCTGTAACGTCTAATGTATTGCTAATTGTTGTACTAAACGTAGTGCTGTTCACTACATTAAATCCAAATCCTTGAACAGAAGCATTGTTAGTTTTTGTGTAATGAAAACTACCTAGCGATACAATAGATGCTACACCAGCAGTTCCAATTTGTCTAATTGTAAAATCAATATTTAAAGACCACACATCATTTATAACACTACTTCCAAGATTCTGTAGACCACTATCTAAAAGAAGAATAGATCCAGCCCTCACTCTAATTCTAATAGTTTGATTATTATTAGCATTTATAACACCACCAAATATAGCTCTAAAACTATCTCCTATAGAAAATCCGTTAGCTGGTACGGTTAATGTTCCTACGCCCCCGTTTATTAATGTAGTTTCTACAGTAGTGTTAGTGATTATAGTGCTATTTGCTGTTTGCGCAAAAAGCCCATAACTTAATGATGAAGGAATTATTGTAGCTACATTAGCATCTGCGACTAAAGAATCCTCGGTTTCGGCAACAGAATAGGTTTTGTTTTTGTAATGTATATCGGCATTAACTCCTGCGGCAGCATCAATATTTTCCCATATAGATATATTACTAGCTGGAAATGTATATTGTACGCCTGCGGGAACCTGTGGATCTTCGTCTATTTGTATAACAGTTGCCTGTACCTGTGTTGTATTTCCTACGTTAGCCGCTGTCAATAAGGTGGAAAGCGTTTCGGATACATAAAACACTTGACTGCCTAATTTATTGCTTGTATTTGGATAGTAGAATATAGCCGCATTGACAGAAGCAATAGGAAGAGTGGCTTCCTTTATCATAATATCGCTCGTAAGAAAAGAGATCTCAGTTGGGGAAGTTAATGGGCTTCCGTCTATCTGATATACTGTTGCTTGTATCTGGTTTGCCATTTTTACTGCCCTTGAAATTGAATTTGATTAGCGTAAGCCGCTACATCATTGTACTGTAAATTTACACCAATTAATCGTAATGCACGGGCAATAATTTCCATAATCGACACATCGTCCCAAACGGGCTGAACACTACTGGCTGCATTATAGACAGGAACGCCGTTTCCGTCAAGCGTGTAGCCCCAAATCATATCTGGTGGTTCAATAATATAGCTTATTCTTGCTTGACCGATGCCGAAGGGGGCAAACTGAAAGCCATTGTTTTTTATCATATAAACTGGCCAGCTTGCTACGGGGTCTATTACGCTATTGTAAATTGAGTAGAAATAGTGCTGCTGCACTTCTCTGATTCTTTCATAACCGTAGGCGCTCCACATAGCGTCTGTTTGCATATAGGCCCCACCGCTTGGTAGCTGAGAGGCTGCGCTTGGGTAGGGGGAATACCCGCTACCGTCAACAGAAAGCCACGTTTCGTAAATAATCGGGGTGAGCCTCTGCCGCACGACTGCGTTTTGTCCAAACTCAATGCGTGCGACAGGGCGTCCCGGTTGATACTGCTGAAAATTTCCTAAAAGATAGGCGACGTAGCCCTTTTGAGCTATATTAATAGAGTTGTTAAAATCCTCTGGTGAAACATAACCCTGCTGAAGGTTCTTGCTTACAGCATAAAGGACTATCTTGTATACATCATTAATATTGTACGCCATCTTTTATTTTTTTATGCGGTCTTTTGTAGCTGGTCTCTGAACGATTCTCCATCTTGAGAGTTTGTCAGCGCCAAGTTCAAGAGATACTTTTCTGGGGTATCCTGCTTTGACATAACGCCAATCAGTCCACCTCCGTTTGACCAGTATATCTTACCCGGCTCCCGACCAATCTCAATCTTAGAATCAAGAATTGCTCTTTTAATCAGCCACATAATATCAATCTCTTTTGAGTCTTTTGTTCTTTGGAAATAGTCTGGGTTACGTTTTGCGTACACCATATATTCCCTGCGCAATCCATCATCCGTCTTAGGCATACCAAGATCATCAATCAATCGTAAGCCCAAGAAAGCTGCGTGCTTGCGCATTTTATCTGCTGGCATTTCTTTTGCAAGAATAGCCATTTCAAGTTCAAGCGCCTCTCTCTTAAACAACTCTTCCTGCTCTCTTGCTGGATCGTATTCATAAAACTCAAACTGGCTTCCTGTTTTGTTACTTGCGCTACCTACATTGTGCCTTGTAATGCGAGCAAACTCAAGGGCTGTTGTATCCCACTCAGGGATACGAAGTATCTTGGTTCCTCTCACAAAGCTTAAGCTGCGCAGGTTGTTTCTTACATATTCGGGTGTAATATCCTTTTGTTCTTTTACCCAAATAGTATCAACACCAGAGAGTAATCTGACACGCTCCATTTTACCTGTTGCAGGATTAATAACGTCATCAATTCCCGGAACGTGAACACCACCTCTTCTTGTTCTATTAATTAACTTAAAGATGTGATATTTTATTCCTCCATCACTTTGTTGTCTAATTTCCGTTACCAATTCTTGTTCCCCTAAAGAAAGAGCTTCTGTGTTTTTTTGTTCACCTCTCAGCGAGTACTGAACATCTGATAATTTTGCCATTTTAATTTAATTTTTAATTTTTACCATTTAAGCTGCACGCCCCGCAATACGCGGGCGGTTTTCTTTGTAGAAAAATTTGTGACCAGCCCTTATAGGCTTGCCGTTATTATACATTGCTGCACGATTGATAGTGGTCTTGGGTATGCCAAGCTGTTGTGAGGCCTCTTCGGAGCCATCGAATACCATAACTTCCCCCGCATACTCGCAAACAATTGGGCGTTTAACAGTCTTATTTTTAATTACGCCAACATCAATCTTTAATGGATAGCTGTCGGTTTTGTAACGAAAAACATACCCCTTTGCTTGACTCTTACGTTTTTGCAATGAATCAGATATGGTAGAATGGTGAATTTTCAATTCATCCGAAGCCGCTGAAAGTGATTTATACTCTTTTACAAAATTACCCTGCAAATCATAGCAAAGTATTTTTCTTCTTATAGTATCTCTACCCTTTTCGGCGCCCCATTCTGGAATTTTAATACCTTGTTTTTTATTTCTTTCACTCATTACCTTGGCAAGTTTTCTCCTTGTCTCTTCAGTATGAGTTTTGCCATAAAAAGGATTTCCCGCTCCAGAAAATACCTTAGACTGTTTTCTTCTTCTTTCTAAATCGTGCATCCAAGTTGAACGCTGACCATCCCCACCCAATGTCATATTCAATCCTCTCGAATTTTTATAACAATAAGTGTTAAGTTCAGCAATCCAGTAAATTTCCCTTTCGTCCAACATAGCGTCCTCAACTTCTTCAATCACTTCTAAAATGTGAGCATCCCAGCCGTATTTTCTTAGGCTGTTGTGTAATTTTAAATCCTTTCTATTCTTCCTTACATCGCATTTGTACGCATTAACTCGCTTGCGCAAATCGTGCGTTTTGCCTACATAAAGTCGACCAGAAGGACTTGTTATTTTGTATATTACTCCCATTTTTTTAGTTACAAAGGGAGCCGCCCATGTGACTGGGCGACTCACCTAAGTTAATGATTATGAAGCTTGTACAATGACAAACTGGTTGGCCGCTGCTACCCTCGACCCGCGATACGTGATCATCTCCACGTTATCGTTCATTTGACCAGTTGTGGGGTTCTGAGAACCACCACCCCATTGCCAAACACGGATACCGTTACCAATAGTACCACCTTTAGGAGGTTGCTGATACATAATGGTAATGTTCTTGTAGAGCTTGCTCGCATCTTTAGCGTCGCGAGTTTCTCCTTGAGGACAGATCATTCCGAAGTTACGGAAGAAGTCTGTGTTAGGAGTTACTCCAGTCAAGAACTCGGTATTGAAGGGACGATACTTCTTCACCTTGAAGTGGTAGCCATCGATGCTGATTGACTTACAGCCGTAGTTGATAGCAGCCTCTTCAGACTTTTCGTTAGCACCCCAAACCCAAGCACCAGCAGGGTAAGCGGCGAACAATCCGTCAGAGAAGTTTTGGTTTTGATAGATATCCTGAAGCCACATATTCTCGCTTACGCAACCGTTTACGTCCATAATACGAGTGATTTCGTGGATCTTGGCGATATCCAAGTTTCCGGGTGTGTAACCAACAGTCTCACCATCAGCCAGTACCTTGGGGATGATACCCTCAGAACCTACTGAAGTTGTTGTGCTAAGACCTGTGTTGTTTACGATGTTACCACGCATTAACTTCATCTCTACGTCGTCCTTGAAACGGATGTTTGACTTAACAAGTCCTTTCAGGGTGAAGAGGGAAGTCCCGGCTTGCGCTCCACCAGCAGGAACGTCACCAGAAAAACCGCCTGTGTAGTACACTTCGGTCATTTCAGCGAGGTCGGTTGCTGAGAAAGTCTCACGCATTTCAGTAATGGTGTTAGTGTACTTCTCGTCCAACTGAATCATTGGTTGGTTGGTGTTAGAAGCCTCACCAGCATCCATAATACCACCGAAGATCAGGGTATCAGTAGCAAGGAAGCTTGAGCTACCAGCAGAAGCCAAAGACTCGGTAGAGATTTTGGGACGAACGGTGAAGGTAAAGGCATTAGGAGTAGTTCCTGTGATTGCCAAGATTTGACCTTCTACGTTAGTTGAAGCTACGCGGACAGTTTCACCGGGGCGCAAGGGGGCCTGAGTTCCGCTGTTGTAGTGGTAACCAGCGGCCAGAGTCAGGGTGATAGTTGCACCGGCAGAAGCAGCTACGTTAGCAGCAGCTTGAATACCGGTGATCAATTTACCACGGTTTTCAAACCAGAAGTAATCACGGTTTTTAACCTCTTCCATTCCAGCGTGAGTAGCTAACCACCAAGTGAAGTCTTCGCTACCATATTTTTCAACGTAGTTTTTGTAGTACTGTGGTGTCAATAGTTGAAGGTCGGACACCAGTTGTCTCGTTACGCCACCCGCGATACTAATATTACCGGGTTGGAGTATGTTCGAGGTAGGGATACCAAGAGCCATTTTGTTAAAATTTAATTTTTGTTAATTGATTTGATTTACGAGTTCTTCCAGATGTACTCAATTTGTCGGTCTAAGTCTGATTTGTTATTGCCTGAGAAAGTTGATTGGGCTGTCTGGGAAGTCACGCTTACGTTACTCGTCTTTTTAATGTACTCCGCAAGCCTTTTTGAGGCCGCATCGTTCACAAACTTCTGATTCACTTTTCCTTCGCTCTGCAGGAGCGTTAAGTCGCGGATAATTTGATTGGTATTTAATTTATACCCTCCATTCCCGTCATCTTTCAACCATCTTTCTGCCAGCACAACATTGGCGTCAAAATTAGCGTCGGCAAATTGTTCAATTTGCGAAGCAACTGCAATTTTCTCTTCATCTGATACGGCATAAGATAGCGGTATTTCAACTTCCTCGTCTTTTACCGATACGCTAAAGCCATCAAAGGAAGAAAGTGCAGCAATCGCTGACTCCTTGAATTGGTTCATCAGGGCCGATTGAGCATCCAATTCCTCTTGGGTTGGCTCATAGCCTTGTTGTCCCGTTTCAAATTGTACGTCAGGGAGAACTAGCTCGTTTTTGAATTTCTCTAATTCGGGCTTGGCAAGTTTAGCCTCGATGAACATTTCTGTTTCAACGTCCTTTACTCTTGCCTCCCAATTAGAGAGTTTTTCTTGATATTCTTCATCTGTCTCCAAGTCGCCTTGAGCGGGTCTTTGGGGAACAGAAAATTGCTTATTGAACTTATACTCAATTTCGTTAGGAGTTAAGTCCTTGTACTTTTGCTGCATATTGAGTTTGATAATCTCAGCAGCAGACCGCGTGTCTAACTCAGATATACTGGTAAGGCGATCGAATTTCTTTTTGTTCTCTAAGAAGCTGTAAAGGTCGTCTTCTTTACCTTCTTGCATTAGCTTAAAGAACTTTGCGCTTTGTTCGTTGGCAAATTCTATTTCTGCGGGGGAAGATGCGGTATCGCGAAGTTGACGAAGTTGCTCTATCTCTTCCCTCGCGGCATCGGCATTATCCCATCCAAATTGTCCTTTTAACCACTCGTCCGCGTCTACTATCTCTTCCTCGTATTCTTCTTGAGTGTCGGGGGAAGATGTGGTTTCGGGAGCTTGATTGTTTGTAAAATCCGGCGTAGCGCTCCAAGCGTTATCCGAAAATGGATTAAAGGACTGTTGCTGTACATTTTCTTGTGCAGCATTTTGTACGTTTTCTTGTACCTGTTCTTGGTTGTTGTTGTTTTCTGACATAAAGTCTATTTGGTTAATAATTAGCTAAGCGTTAAGCGGTAAATAGTCTTTGCGGCAAGACCAGAAAGTTCTTGAGATCTATTTTCCACGTCAAGCAATTTTTTCTCGCACGCAAATTCATATAAGTCGTAAGAGAAGTCTAATAACTCTTTAACCAGCTTTACAGAAGACTCGTGTCCTCCATATTTTGGAGTAGGGATGCGAACTAGGGCTCCAAGTCTTTTGCCGTCCATATAGCCCATCATCTTTTCTGGAATATCATCAGAGAAGTCTTCTAGACCCTCGTATAACTTACCAAGCGCGTCGTGTTCCCATCCGCCTTTAGTTTGCTGATGAAATTCGTGTGCGGCATCGTGAAAATAGAATAATCTATCGCGGATTTCTTCGGGTGTGAGGGAAGTCTTGGCTTTCACCTCTTCCCCTGACATTCTGATTTTAGCTGTTATTGCCATAATTACATTCCTTTTTTAGCTTCTTTAACTTCTTTTTTAGTTCTCTCTACCGTATTAGGTCCTGCATTAGACTTAAACGGATTTTTGAATTTTATATCAACGGGGCTTCTTAGCTTGATATTGATTTTTTTAGGAACCTGAACATCATAATCGTAATACTCGTTGGTCTTTTTGATTTCATATCTTCTATTGAACTCGTCTTGTGTTATGTTCCTCGTTCCTTTACCAAGATCGTCTGCAACCTCTTTGACAAATTCAGCATTTTCCGGGTTCTTTACATCGTGTTCCCATTTAACACGCATAACAACCTTACTGGGTTGTTTCTTTGGGTCCGGCTGCTTCTTTGGGTCTGGCTTTTGATTTTGCATTATGATTTCTTTTTTTTGGTTCGCAATTTTATTTTCTTTTCTTGCTTTAGCATTTCCTTGGTCGGCGCTTTACCGCTACCAACATTAGCGCGGATATTATCCCAAAGTCCTCTTTGAGAGTAACTTCCGTCCGCTCTTTTAATCATCTCTTTCATTTCTTACCAGTTAATACGTTTTTCTTAAATAAGGCACGCTTCTTAGCAAGTTCTCCAAGCTCACCGCTTTCGGCTGCCTTCATCTTAGAGGCAGGGATAGGCTCACCCTTCTTGGCCCCAAGTTGAGCGCGAAGCGCACCTGCCTTGAACTCAATAGGCTTTTGGCCTTTCTTTTTTACTTTGAGTTTTACCTTTTTCATCTTTAGCAAATTTTGTAAAGTCTTACAATGAGCTTATCCAAGGTGGCGCTTGTAGCCGTTCCGTCAATCCACAAAAATCTTGCGTATGATTGAAAACGGAAGATTGAAGCCGTCAATGTTGAGGTTGCTGTTGCGCCTGAAGCCAAGTTAACCCCTTGTAGGGCTAATGCGTTAGCCGAGGATACCGCACTACCGTCTGAAACGCCGTTGATAGCTCCTGAGTCGTTGGTATGCTTAAAGGCTACCTCTCCGCCTATTCCGACAAACTGGACAACCGCATAATCAAAGCCCCCTGTGTCTAATTTAACGAGAAAGGGTGTCCCTGACTCGGTTCCAGAGGTATACTCTTCTGTGGCATCAATTATTACTTGTACTGACATATTTTTATTTTTATGATGTTACTACTGTTATTGTTTCAAGAGCGCTTAAATATCCGTTGGCTCCAAATTCTTTATTGGGCTGAGCGGGTATAACCTTAAAAGAGTTTCCAAAGTAATCAACGCTTCCAATGTAGCCAAGGGTTACAAACGATCCGGCTTGGCAACGCATACCTACCTGAAATGAAGATAGATTGGCGGATTGTGCTGCGTTAAGTGTTACTTTGACGCTTTGACCTCTAAGGGCTTGAGACGCTTTTCTATTTGTTACTGTTACTGACATATTTTATTTTTTATTGTTGGGGAAGTTGTGGTTGTTGTTCTTGCATCATTTGCTCTTCGGCGGGCATTTCACCTTCTGGCATCATTTCCCCCGCACCCTGTTGTTGCTGCATTGCCGCTGCCATTTGCATTTTAGCAAGAACTTCTTCTTGTTTCTCTTGGGAAGATATGACAGAGGATAAAGCTACATTCTCCATTACGGCTTGGATTAGCGGCAAAATTTCTGGAGGAATTGGCTGGCCAGTTTCCATGTGCTTCAGGTAGGCTTGGGTCGCCATTTGAAGAACAGCGGTTTTATTTTGGGCATTGGCGGCCATCTCGGCACGTTTCATGTCCATAAGGCCTTCCTGCTCCTTTGTAGCCCTCTTTTCTTGCTCTGCTATTTGAGCGGCTTGGATTTGCCCTTGAATAGTAGCTTGTTGATTTTCTGCGGCTCTTGTCTGATTGTAAATAATCATCTTCTTTTGCGCTCTTCTAAACAAGGCCTCTGCTAATTTCACATCTTCCTTGGCTACACGCATTATTTGGAAGGGGTCAAGGAATAGTACTAGGTCGGGGGAAGATGCGAGTGCCTGATTAAGCATAGCCTCAAAACGGGCCAGCTCATACTGATCGGGCAGCATTTGTATTCTCGCATTAAAGATACGGGCAGCGATTTCGTCGCTATTGCTCTTAACAATATCACGATACACATTAGCCCCGTACATTACAGAAGTCTTAAGAAGCGATGCTACTTTCTTCGCGGTATCGGCCATACAATTAGTGTACGCCCAATAAAAGTAATCGGTAGCATTTTGGGCCACCTGCTCAGCGGTATTGATATTTGAAACAGCAACACGGGGCTGAATAGCGGCGGCTATGAGGTTCGGGTCTTCCCCCAACTCATCCTTCAAAATCTGGTAGTGCTTATCATATAATAAGATAAGACCTTGTAATTGGGCCAAGAACCCTGAATTGCTTAACTCCTGAATAGGCACAGGGATAGGATTTCCCTCCGCATCACGACCGCGATAGTAAATATCACCTGTTTGGTCGTAAAGTTTTTTAACGTCAATACCTTTATTCTGGTCTCCTAATCCAAAGTCAATATTTTGTAAGGCGTCCCAGTTTACAGCCGAACCAGTAGGTCTCATTTTTGCCACTAATTGCTGCATGCGAAGACGAGCAATAATCATCTGGTCTACTGGCTCTTGAATTTTTTCCGGGATGGCGAGGGAAGTCATGTCGTAGTTCTGCACCATATAAAAGCTGTACGAGAACTCGGCATTTCCAATTTCCTTCGGATCCTGCGGGCGTATCATATTTTTCTTTAGGCCCCACTCAAGAACGGTATTAGTAGGTCTGCAATACACCCCGCGGTATATATTCCATTTTGTATCCGACAAAAGCTTTTCGTTTTCAGCCGTTTTATCGGGTCTACCTTTCTTAACGATTGTAGACTTATTTTTCTTTGTTGTAACAACGGTGTAGTCATCGCTATCAACCGTCTTTAGCTCAAACTCAATTACGTCAATGTTCCACTCGTCATAAGGGCGAAGGAAGGTTACATTCCACTCGGTAAGCCAAGTGATATTGTCGTATAATTGGAACTCCTTAGAAAACTGAGCCATCTTCCATAACTCTTCTTCGCTAATCTTTCCACCAAACTCAACGCCATACTTTCTTCTGAGTTCGCTAATTTTATAGGTGCGAATTACACCGCGCCACGTCGTATCTCTAAAATCTGGATAGGAAGAGTAGGAATAAAAACAATTTTCAGGCTTCAGCCACTCAACGTGAATAACACCTTGGTCATCCATCCATGTATAGGTACCAACAAAACCTGTTTCAGCGCTGTCGTGCAGCATCTTTTCCTTTAATGTATCAAACCAGCCATTAGCAGCTAATACATCATTACAGGCAAGCTCGTAACCAATCTCTTCTGGCAAGCGCTGGAATTGAGATTGCCAAAGCTTGAGTTCTTCTTTGTCTTCGGGAAGTTCTTCTCCTTGTGGCAAGAGCGGAACACCCGACTCTTCTTGCAGGCGTTCCAGCATCGCTCTATTCTCAAGGATGAACTCTAGTTGTTCGTACTCTTCTTTCTTTTGCTTATTAGAAATACTATCGGTGGCAGTTACTTGTATTTTTTCGCTACGAGCCATCCATCTACCTACCAAGCCGGAGATAATACGATTAACAATGTTAATTGATTGCCAGTTGATATTAAGATAGTTGACCTTACCATTGAACTCAAGCAAGTCTTGAAACTTGCTCATCGGAATACGACCATTAGCGTAACCGCGATTAGTTCTCCAACGAGCATTGCGAACAAAGAAATAACTTGATATTCCACCCCTTATAGTAGAATCGATATATATAGCGAGTCGTTTTCCGTATTCCCAGTCTGACTTATCTTTGATAGTTAGCTTAGGGTCAAGCTGAAACGACTTTAAGGGTTGAGCAGAGAAATCCTGCATCTTTATATTTTTATCCGAAACAAATATAGTTAAATTATACGAAAAAATTTTTTTTTACTACCTTCCGGCGTTTGCGGTGCCGTAATTCGGATAAATTTTAATTAACGGTGTTTGGGGAGGTGCTGGCTTATAGATAGGCTCAAGCCCTGCAACGAGGGCAATCATAGCCGAAACGGATCGGTCGCTAGGTGTACGCTTTTGAGGATCGTAACTTTTTAAGTCCTCGATAAGTTCAAGCCAGTATATTTTTTCGCAATAGTGTTCAATATAGCTAATCATCGCATCATTCTGCTTAGTCATTGCAAAGTCTGTAATTGGGAAGCCGTAATGTCTTTCGGCAGCTTTTCGCTTATTGGGGTCAATCGCGTTCATTGGGAACTTTGCCAGATACCCTAATTTTCCCCTATTCTTAAAATAGGTGTAATAATCATCGGCCACAAATTCGTAATAGCATTGAAATCCCAAGTATTCGGCAGCCAGCATAACCTGATTGTGCAGGTCGTCCTTTTCTTGCGGTCTTCCGTAAAGGTGCGCGGTAAAGAGGCCCGTGTTTTCTGGGTCTCGAATATCGTATTTAAGGTATACCCACGCCGAAGCCTTTGAGCCGTACTTCTTACCGCCTTGTGAGTTTGAGTATCCGTCCACCCCTATCACTCCTATATCCGCCCTTCCGGGCTTTTTTATCCCTGTGTCCCAGTAGTGCTTGTTTGCATCGGTTGGTTTGAGGTCGCCTATAAATTCCCAACAAAAATTACTTTCCGAATCTGTGGCATCTCTCCAGCGGACTGTTTGAGTTACTTCATCTCTGAAAAATAATATCTTGCGCTTGTAGACGGGACTTTGCTTTAATTTTTCACTTTGCTCATTGAGTTTCACAACATTGAAAATACAATCGGCGTTTGCCGACATAAAGGCTTCTACCTCTGTGCAGGGGTTCATCCTTATCTCTTCCTCTAAGTCATCACCAGTTCTTCCCTCCCGCCTCTTTATTATATATGCCTTTGAGCCTAAGTCAATATCTTCTTCGCTAATCTCACTTATGGTATTTCCGTCTTCATCCTTTACTACCCACTTTTCTACTAAATAAGCTTTTTGTTCGGGTGTCGGGGAATTGATGACAGAGAACCCGTATTTATCAATAAAACCCTCGTAGCCGTCGTAGGCGGGGCTAAAATAACGGACAAGGCGGTTGATAGTCGGCGACTTCTTTCCGAGATCCGCGTTTTCCCACAACAACTTAAACTCAGAACCTCCCTTAGAAAGCTTATTAACGGTAGAGGGCATTTCAACAAACCCTACTCTTTTAACACCCTTTACCAGCGTCTTGGATATAATCGCAAACAACTGAGAGGCCTGCACCTCTTTTTCAAGTTTACCAAACTCATCCAGCAGTAGGCGGCTCATACGACCACGGTCATAGGCGTTTAATACAGGGGCCCGGTAGTTAATCTTTGACCTGTTGCCTTCATCTTCTTTTTGGGTGGCAGCCGTTCCTTCCCGGACATTAGAAACCTTTTGAGCAAAAACAAGCTCTGTTACACTATCTTCTCGGTTAATTTGTTTTGGCTTTAGAAAGGCTGGTAATTGCCTATACCCATAAGCGACCATCTCCGTAAATGTGGCCCGCCCGTCCTCGTTAGACTTAGACACCAGACCACAGTTAGAGTTCTTGTAAAATATTGCCTCGTAGACAAGATTTGACGTTGCTTGGGAAGACGCACCTTCGCGTCGTTTCTTTGATCTAATAACCCCAAGCGCCCAAGGTATATTCTCCCAATGTTCTAAGAATGTAAAATATCTCCTATCGGCATCTCGATATTCTGGCCTAGATCCGTCCTCAAGTGTCCACCATTGAAGATAAAAATAATACTTCTTGGTAATAAAATAGGGTTTGCCTAAAATGTAAACCCAGAGACCCTTTTTACATCTTTCAAGTTCTCTAATAGCGTATTCTTCCTGTTCTTCGGTAAGAACTAAGTCGCCCGTCTTAGTATACTCAATCTTTTCAAAATAGTCGGGCAGTTCTTCCCTAACCCACATTTGATCCTCTACTTTCTTGTCAAAGTTGAGTATTTTAGTATGCGGGGGAAGTTCTGGTAGCCGACATTGTGTACCGTATATTAACTCAGTTGTCATTAGACCCTGCCTTGGCCGCGATACGTCCTCGATTTGCGGTCGTGCTTGTTTCTACTTTTTTTAGCTTTTCCTCCCTTTGTCTTAAAGAAGACCACCTTGGTGCTGGTGCCGCTGGATTTTGACTTTGCCATAATTAATTTCTTTCTTCCGCGATGCGGTCTAAAAATGGTTTTTTAACTTCTTCTTTTTTGACGCCCGGAACGCTATCCCTGAGCGCTCTGATTGACTCACTTACCGCGTTACTCTTCTCAAGGATTTTGAAAATACGCTCAAAGCTCTTGTCTTTGGCATCGTCAATGTTTACATTCTTTAGGTTGACGCTATTTAATAGGTCAGCCATTTCGTTTGCCTTACGTTGAAGGCTGTAATAGAGTTTTTCTACTCCATTATTCTTATAACCTTCAAGCTCTTTTTCAAGCTCGGCTATTCGGTCTTCCAAGATTTTTTTAGCGGCATCAGTCATCGTTGATTGTTTTAGCGGTAGACGGAGATAATCCAATTAGTATCTCTCCCTTATTGTATCGCTCCGTTAAATCATCTCTCATTGCTATCACTTCTTCTCTTTCGTGGTCCTCGTCGGGGAAGTGGCGAAAGCGTATCAATCTATCTTCTTGTCCGTTAATTCCTTGAAAGATAATTTCATAATCGCAAGCCTTTAGGGTTTGCACTATATTTCCAGCCAACTCCCCTGTTGTAACGTACAATACATCAGGTATCAACTTAGGCTCAATACCCTGTATCATTCCTTCGTAGGGCTTGTATACACGAAGGCCAAACTCAAAGGTCTTAAGCGGCTTCCACGTTTCCCCATCCAGCCACGCGAAGCATTTTTCCATTGGTATTGAAAAATACTTAATATCACTTCCCTCGACTTCACCAGAAAGTCTGGTCCTGTCATTTATCTTGTATGTTTCGTGAGTAAAATTAGGGTGGATCAAGATTTGACTGCCAGACTTAATTCCTTCGCCGTCAATTACAGTCGCATTGACGGGCTTTGTTTCTCTTTGGTTTAGGTTGTTATAGTCCCTCTCTAATCTAATCTTTGTGCCATCCGAAAAGGTATGGCTATTCTTACTTTCTAAATCAACGCTAATAACAACTCTTCCCTCTACAGCGAGCATAGGCGTTTGTGTTTGTTTGTTATAAAGTTACTTCTTTTTTGTCGAAGTACGAACGATGGCGCGAAATATTGGCCCATCAATTCCTTTTTTACGAAGAAGCTCCTTCTGTTTTTCAGTTCCGGCAGACCGAACGATAGAGGCCATAACAGGGTTTTCAAGCCTCTTTTTTTCGGCCATATTCTTAATTAGCTTATCAGCAAGTTTGTCTACCTGTTGCTGAGATAGCTCCTTTTCAAATGCTTTATCTTTTTGCGGCATATTATTGCTTTTTTGCCTTGGCGGCACGCATCAAGGGGCTTTCATAAAACTTCTCCTTTTGAAGGGCCTTCACGAGATCGTCTTCTCTTTTCTTGTCCGCAGCGGTAGGTCTATCTACGCTCATTTGAACTTTTGTAACCTTTACTACTGGCTTTGGAGATGCCTTAGCAGGAGCTTTTTTCTTGCCGTAAAAATCTTCTTTTTGCAAGGCGTTGATTAGGTCTTGCTCTCTTTTTTTGTCAGCCGCGGTAGGCCTGTCCTTTGGTAATTGTTGTGGCATTTTATTTTTTATTTTTATTGCGTTCAGAAATATTTTTAGCTTTTGCTTTTGCGTCAGCCTTAGAAGATGCGCCCCACGCTCTTAGAGAAAGAAGCAGGCGGGTTGGTTTTCCGTCTTTATATTCGGGTCCGGGCATACCGCCCATACGAGCAAGGAAACTAGCTCTGCGAGGGTTGTCTCCAGACTTAACAGGAGCCTTTAAGGTTCCGCCTGTTTCAGCCTTGTAGGAAGCGCGGCCTTTTTCGTTTAAGCCACCCGATTTTGCCTTCCCTTCTGAGCGAGACCAAGCGGCTGTTTTAAATCTAAGCTTTGGCATGAAGATACCTTTTACCAAAAATACTACAATTATTCCAAATTTTTAAGTTCAGATTTTACACGGGCAAAGTCGGCGTCTGGATCCTTGGAGTGCCAGAAAAAGAAGGCTCCGAGTATTTCATCTTTTGAGTTTCTAAGGGTAGGGTGCCAGCTTGGAAAGGCAAGAAAGGACCAGTAGCCCGGCTGAGCTTTCTCCAGCTTTTCAGGTGTCCACTCCGACTTGTGGGTGTCCGGGTCATTATTATTAGGGTCTAAGGTCATACAGAACTCTCCTAAAGGCGTGAACCATATATTTTTAGACGCCACCTTAGAGGTAAGTTCCACGAATTCCCAAGCATCCTTATCTCTAAAATGTTCTATAGAGTCGGTACTAATGGATATATCCCATTTACGCCCAAACGATTTTTTTAGAAATTCAATAACATCGTCTGCTATCATTTCCCCTCCACCCACAAGATCTCTATATACGGCGTCAACGTGGGTTTTTTGCTTAAAAGCTATTTGGCCTGTTTGCGGGGCTGATCCGCAACAAAGGTCTATTAGGGTTTTATCCTCGGTTGGGCCACAGATTGCTTTTAGGACTTGAACTTGCAGGGCTGAGTCGCCGTTTTGCTTATAGGTTGTTATTCTCATTTTGGATTATTTTATCTATTGCTTCTAAAACTTCTTTTGTGGTGTATTTTGCGCAAGGGGGAAGTTGTGGGTCAATGTAACACTCGCTACTTTCCACCCCGATTTGTTCGTGCCAGCAGTGGGGCTTTTCGCAAACAACTTTTGTCAGGACAACTTTATTAGAAAGGTCGGCGTGGACAATCTCTGGGTTGGTATTGCCAAAAAACAGGATTGACGGCACATTAAAGGCAGACGCAACGTGGCTTACCCCACTATCTATTCCGATAAAGAAGTCGGCACTTCCCACCGCATAACACAAAAAATTCTCGTTCATTGTGTTAAGATAGATAGCGTTCTTGATAAGAGGCACATTCCGTTTACCAACTTGAAATACCGAATAGCCCCTTGCTTGGATATTGGCTACCACATTTTCCCAGTCCACCCCAAAAACATTCCTTCCAGATTGTCTTATGCCCTCAAGGTGTATGATGCAATATTTAGGAAATAATTTGGTGTATTGACTTAGTTGGAAACCTACCGATAATTTAGGGTTTCTCATTTCCCCGTCCTTGATGCCGCAAAACTGATAGTAACTAAGCAACCTGTTCTGTTTAGGCAACGCCTCGTAAGCCATATCAAGGTTATAGTGTTCGGCTCCGGGAATAAGCCTTGCGTCTATTTTGCTTATGTGGTGTACGGGGAAGTAATGGCTCACAAAAAGCATATAGAATTGCTCAGGTGTATCAATAACCACCCGATAGCCTTTTTTGTGAAAGTAATGCAATACGGGTTCAACCAAAATAACATCACCCATCGCCGCACTTCGCTTGATAATGACCGTCTTTTGAAAGGGTTTATGAAACTTGCCGTGAAACCCGAATGTGTCGTAAATAGGTGTGCGAAGTTCGTAGGCGAACTTATCAGCAATGTCCTCAGAAGGAAATTTAATCGAGTACTTTTTTATTAAATAATCTCGGTATAGGCGACCTATTGCTTGATCTTCGGGATCCGAAGCAAAAATAAAATCATCTGCAGCCAATATATCTTGAAGCTTTTTGGACCTGATAGAAAAACCGCCATTACCCACATTTTTCCCGTCAGAGTAAAGCCACGGAGCGCCAATGTAGTCGTAATCCAAAAATTCTGGCAGCCAAGACTTCCCGTTCAGTATATACCCATCGTGCTGTATTAACAATACAAATTCTGTATCAAAATACTTGATTAGCTTCTTTATTATAAACTCTGAGTACTCTTCCTTAGAGCTTATCTTAGGTATAATTACAGACTCAATACCCTCAAAATAAAACTGCCTATCGGACAAAAACTTGACCGCCGCAAAATCACACTCAGCCATACTTTTTCGTATAGCCGCCAATGCTTCTGCGTGTCTTGAACAGTCAACACAGATAAGGGTTACGCTATTTAGACTTGTTCGCACTCCACGTTTTTTTAAGTCTGCGGTATACTTTTCTCATCATCTCTGGGGAAGACGCGGTTATCGACTTTGCAATTCTTTTAAGCTGTTTAGCTCTTACTTTTCTCATTGTTTCCAGTTTATAGGTATTTGAACATCATATCCTTTCCCGTGCATCGGGTTTCCGTACAAGCGAATATCATCTGAATTATAGTGCTTGACTAAGCCGCCCTCAAGTCTAATCAGCCAAATAGTGTTTACGTCAATGCCGTAGTCAATAATCAAAATAGCCTCCCCTTCTCCGTGAGGAGTGTGGACTGGTAGGGGTGTCTTAAATTCGTGTATCATTTTACAACCTTTTTACTTTCCAAGTAGGCGGCAAATAGCATCGCATAATTAGCCAGATCAACAAGGGTGTCTTTCACACTTTCATCCTTTACCGCAAGTTCCCCCCGCTTAACAAAAGAACCTATGCGAGCCATCTTATCCGTCATTCTGGTTATGAAGCCTGTTTCTGTTTCAATGCCAAACATTTCTACCGCCCTGAAGTTGGAAAAGGGGTCTTCCACCTCTTTTGCTCCCGTGTAGTCTTTGTTCTTGTTTTGCATAATCTTAGTGCAAGTTCCAAAAAACTCGCCAGCAAAACGCAGTAATTCTTCTCTATTCATTTTTTAGTAGTTTATGAAAGTAAAAATCTAAGCTTCCTTGGTGGTAAAAGTCGTATGCAAAGTTGCCTGATGGGACAACATTTGGCATCATTGGAAATATCTCTAAGATACGCGGAGCCTTGACCGCCTCGGCTACCTGAAAGCAAAAACTTTGGTTGCCCATAAAGAACTTGCAGCCCGCAATTAGGGTAGCTAATTGATAAAAGTCGTATACCTCAAGATGCTCAATATCAAGGTTCCATGTGGAACAAAACAGGTCGCGTTCTTCCTTTAATCCAGCAAAGACAATTCGATCTTGATATTCCTTTAAGAAGAAGTAGTTAATCAAGTGGTTTCGGTATCGCTGGGTAAAGTTGATGATTATTTTGTCGTTTTTGTTCGGGGAAATCGTGAGCCACGGAATAGACAGGTCCGATGCCATTTGAGGGAAAACGTAATTGAACCAGCGATTTAGGCTACCCCTCGGCTGATTAGTATAGCGCTCCATTCTGATAAGGTCGAAATCGACATCCGCCTCTTCCCCCGCATACACGACATAATCCTCTACATACTCTTGGGAGATTATCAAGGGGTATAGCATTTCATACATATACCTATTCATACAAACAGGCTCGTCATATTTGTTTTTGTAGGGGTGTATACTTGTATCCGTTCCCGCCCCCGGCATATCAAGGCGCTGATAAATAACACCCTTCTTCCCCGTATCCTCCCACATCTTCTTTACCCCTGCCAGAAAACTAATTAGGTCGCCCGCCGGAGAAGATGTTTTATATTTTAAGACATTTGTCATATCTTTGTTAGGATATTTCGCAAGCGTTTGCGAAGAGTTTTCTTCACAGCTTAAATTGTTAAAAAATGGCTAATCTTTTCTTGGTGCAAGTCTATGGTATAGACGCGCCCGGTGGACAGACTGACATTGCGGCTGCTGGTGGACAAGCTAACTTGTTTGCCTCTCAAAGCCCAATTCACGTTTACCCCACTACCGAAGTTCGTGGTCAAGCCCAAGTACAATGTAACGCTGTCATCGAAGTCCTTCCTCAAGGTTTGAACCAAATCTCTACGAAGTTCTTTACTGACAGAACCGTTGCTCAAGTACAGACTTTGGCTAACGCCTAATTGAGTTTTACTCATTGAAGAAGCCGACCCCTAAAAAGGTCGGTTTTTTTATTGGTTAAACTTAGCGTTTAATTCAGCCAGCTCTTCTTGTTTTTTTGCGAGGGAAGTGCTGATAGCGTCTTTTAGGATTTTAAGCAATACAACTTGCTCAGAAACATCTAATTGGGAAATTTGTTCCGCCAACTGATCTGCGTTGATTTTCTTTTTCCTTGCCATTAGTCAATGTATTTGTTTGTTATAAAATAAGATACCAACTGGGTTGTGTTTTTGCAATTAAACTTAGCCCTCAAAAGCTGGAGCCTGTAAGCAAATGTGTTCTTGTTAAGGCCCAACTTTTCAGCCACACCCTTAGCCTTCTCCCCAGTCGCGAGTAGGCGAACCCAAGAAATCTCTTCCTCGGTAGGCGTGGGAGGGTTAAATGCGTTTTCTTGTTTGTCCATACGGCAAAGATATGTATAAAAATAATTACAAAAAAATTTAATTAAAATTTGGATATATGAATATTGTCTATAAATTTGTGTAGAATTTATTTGGTTGATAAAAGTAAAATAATAATAATAATTTGGTCGGGTTATGGGTATTGAACAAATTAGGAAATTAAAGGCTGAGGCAGGACTTCCCAAAGCGCCTAAGAAATACACTATCCCAAAAAAATCTGCCAAAAAACTAAAGCAAGAAAAAGAAGAGAGAAAGGAGCGTGCGGGGGAAGACACAGAACTGGTTAAGTTCTACAAGAACTGCCAAAAGCAAATGAGTGGCAATTGTGCGGAGTGTGGAAAGCCGACCACGACAAAAGTCTATGAATTGGCCATTCACTCTATTTGCCACTTACTTGCTAAAAGAAAAACAGTAGCCCCAAGTGTGGCTACAAATGAAAACAACTGGATTGAGCTGTGTCCAGATTGTCACTACAAATTTGATAATAGTGCGTGGGAAGATATAGCGAAGTGGGGTTGTTTCCCAGAAGTTCGTGATCGCTTGATTATGGTTTATCCAGAATTAGCCGATGATGAGCGTCGTCACTTCCCCGACATCATCTTAAATTATATGCAAAATGAAAACTGAAGACTACATATTTTTAGTGCTATTACTTTTCTGCATTTGGATTATTGTAAAAGCAATAAAGCATACATTCTTAAATAACGATTAAATACTACCCATTATGGAAAATCCAAAAAAAAGAGGGCGAAAGCCACTTGGAGACGAAAAATTAATTCTCGTTTCCGTTTACTTAAAGAAAGAAGAAAAACAGAAAATCGTTGAAAAATACGGTTCTGTTACCAACGCTGTAAGAGAGGAAATTTTGCCTAAACTTGTTAAAGAGGCAAATATATGACTCGCAAAAAAATTGTCTGGGTTAACGGATGCTTTGACATTATCCACCCCGGACACTTTGAGCTACTGCGTTATGCCGCCACACTTGGTCAACTCCACGTTGGCATCGACTCAGACCTAAGAGTAAGCAAGTCTAAAGGCCCAAGCCGACCTATCTTTGATGAAGGGTTTCGGGCTGATATGCTAACCTGCTTTTCTTTTATTAAAAAAGTTTACATCTTTGAGACAGACTGGGACTTACGATTAACGATGAAAAAGCTTAAGCCCGACTTTATGGTGATAGGCGATGAATATAAGGACCGCACTATTATTGGGGCTGAAAGCGTCAAGCGGATTGTCTTTTTCCCAAAGTCACTTCATTCAACGACCGAAATAATTAACAAGATTAAAAATGGATAAACAGCCAATCTGTACCGAGTGCTGCCACGTTCCCAAAGGTTGGGGTGGAGAGACGGTTATAGTTAATAACGAACTTTATTGCGGCAAAATACTTGTCTTCAATAGCGGGTGCCAATTTAGTATGCACTATCATATTATTAAGCAAGAGACTTGGTACGTCAACAAAGGTGAGTTTGAATTTTCTTGGATTGACACCGAAAAGGGTGAAAAGCACACGAAGATACTTTACGAGCAAGACGTTGTAACAATACCTATCGGTATGCCTCACCAACTAAAGGCTCTTCAGGACGGCGAAATCTTTGAGATATCAACCCAACACTTTGACTCAGACAGCTACCGAGTATGGAAAGGAAACTAAAAGATATAACCATTAGGGAGCATATTGCTATTGAGGTTTTATCTATGCTAATTGCTTCGAGTAACGCTGAGACAATAGAAGACGTTTGCAAAGAGGCGGTAGAGATTGCTGATACGCTATTAAAAACACTAAACAATGAAAATACTGGTAGACATCGACGGAACAATTTGCGAGAGCGCTGAGAGAAAATATGACAAAGCGTCGCCACTTCCCGATAACATAGAAAAAATAAACAAGCTCTATGAAGAGGGTAACACAATAATCTACTACACAGCTAGAGGAAGAAGTAGTGGCATAGATTATACGGAATTAACCGTAGAACAGTTGAATGACTGGGGGTGTAAATATCACGGGGTAATAATGAACCATAAGCTTGCTTATGACCTACTAATTTGTGACAAAACTAAAAGAATAGAAGAGCTATGAACTTCTTGGTCATTGGAGAAAAATGTAAGGATGTTTTTGTGTACGGGGAAGTTACAAGGCTCAGCCCAGAAGCCCCTGTGCCAATATTTAAGCCGCTAAAAACGGTTGAAAATGGAGGTATGGCGCAAAACGTATACAACAACTTGTTTTCTCTTATTGAGAAAAAGGCATCTATTGTGGGCCACTTCTCTAGCAGCGACATTAAGAAGACAAGATATGTGGAAGAAAAATCAAATCATTATTTAATTCGTATTGACGAAAACGATACAGCTCAGCCAATAGAATTTACAAGCTACCTCCTGAAGCTTATTAAAAGTGCAGACTGCATATTAGTTTCTGATTACGATAAGGGGTTTTTATCAAAGTCGGATTTGTGTAAAATTTGCCAAGAGAAAAAAGATGATTGCATCGCTTTTCTTGACTCAAAAAAGGATCTCAATAGTGGCATACTTGATTACTATGATTTTATCAAGCTTAATGAAACGGAATACGAGCTTAACAAACCAATAGCAATGCTATATAAGGAAAAAGTTATCATTACTCGAGGTGGAAATGGTGCGCGCTATGACAATCAAGACTTCCCCGGCATAAAGAAAATAACAAGCGATGTATCAGGAGCAGGAGACACATTCTTAGCTGCATTAGCCTTCTATTATATGGAAAAGAAGGATATAAGATATGCTATACAAAAGGCTAATCAGGAGGCTTCAGAAGTGGTATCAGAAAGGGGTGTTTCGGTGATCTAAAAATTTTTTTTGGAAGTTTGGGAAGATGTGATGTATATTCGTGCCGCTAAGTTCAATTTTGATGAAATTAATAAAACATATTTTCAAAAATACTGGCTTGTCCCGTAGCGGGTCCATCCCTTCATCGGAATTGACTTAGCAACCGTTATGGGCAAGCCAACCTTAATTTACAACATTATAAATTTGTGATTTATGCCTAAGGAAACATTTTACTTTAGTCACGATTATAATGCCAGAAATGACGAAAAAATACTTGAACTAAGGGCTGAATTTGGGCCAGAAGGATATGGTATTTTTTGGATGATTGTCGAAACTATGGCAGAAAACGAGAACTGTGGAATTAAAGCATCACTATTAGGGGGGCTATCGCTTGGCTTTGGGGTGGCTAAAAATAAATTAAACGATATTATAAATAAATGTGTTGAATTAAAACTACTTTACGAAAGTGATGGTTACTTCTTCAGTAACAGGCTTTTATCTCATAAATTACACAGGCAAAAACTATCCGAAAGTGGCAAAAAAGGGGCTGATTTAAGATGGGGTGGCGATAAGGGTGGCTATGGCACCCCTTATGCAAAGGAAAGGAAAGAAAAGGAAAATAAAGAAAAAGAAAAGAAAAATAAAAAAAAGAAAAGTGCCGTTTTTTTGGATTTGGAATTAGGTCGAGCATACTTCACATCCGACGGCACAGTTTTTCAGGAGCTCGGCGTAGAGCAGAAAAAACTTTTAGCTGAAAACAAATTACACTATTACGAAATTATTGAGGGAGAGATTTATTAAAAAATTTTTGAATGTATTTTGACCAACTCACAAAACTCGGCATCAGACTTCGCAAACGCAGCGGACAAGAAAAAACAACCTGCCCGCAATGCTCAGCGGGTCGGAAGAAAAAAACAGACCCTTGCTTGTCGGTGAACATTTCGCAGGGCGACTACAACTGCCACAACTGCGGTTGGATGGGAAACGTAAGATCGTTTGTTCCCAAGAGCACATTGAAAAAATTTGAAAGACCAAGTCAGGATATGCTCAAGAGCATCGAGCTGAATGACAGGGTAAAAAAATATTTTGATGGTCGGGGAATTAGCGAAACAACGCTTAAAAAGTTTTTCATTCACGGCAAGGAAGAGTGGATGCCTCAGACACAGCAGAAGGAACGCTGCATCGTCTTCCCCTACATCCGAAACAACGAAATTGTCAATGCGAAATACCGGGACGGAAAGAAAAATTTCAAGCTCATCAAGGATGCTGAATTGATTTTTTTCGGAATGCAATCGCTTGAGGGCCGCAGGTGTGCCATCATCGTCGAAGGTGAAATCGATGCGCTTTCGGCATACGAAGCTGGATTTGGTCAGGACTACGATGCGGTTTGCAACGAGGACGGGGAAATCGTCGAACACGAACTCGGTCGATTTGCGGTAATCTCGGTTCCGAACGGAGCGGTTTCTGGAAACAACCGACTTGAGTACCTCGACAACAGTTCGGACTATTTAAGCACTATTGAAGAATTTGTAATTGCGACCGACAACGACCTGCCGGGTCAGGCGCTTCGGGACGAGCTAATCCGCCGACTTGGCGTGGAAAAGTGCCGAACTGTCAGATGGGAAATCCTACAATCGCACCAGACGCACGGAAACGGCCCAAATTTCGCACCAAAAGACTTTAATGAGGTATTGTGCCACTTTGGAAAAGAGGCCCTTAAATCGCTTGTATTGAGTTCGCAGGAAATTCCAGTTGACGGGATTTTTTATGTTGAAGACATATTTTCTTCGATGTTGGAAAACTTTAAGAAGGGTGTTCAGGTCGCTCCGCCAACCAATTTTGGCGAAATGGACAACTTTTTTAGATGGAAAAAAGGGGATATAAATTTATGTACTGGATATGCAAATGCGGGTAAGTCAACCTTTATGCTACAATTAATGCTTACAAAGAGTATATGGGATGGCTGGAAGTGGGCGATATTTAGTCCAGAGAATTATCCTGCAAATGATTTTTATGACGACTTAGTTGAAATGTATACTGGCAAGTGGACCTCTAATTTAACTGAAGAAGAATATACGGAGGCTTGTAAGTTTATTGGTAATCACATTTTCTTTGTCTATCCAGAAAACGAACACGATATTGAGTCTGTACACGATAAGTTTCGTTATTTGATTTTGAAAAAGGGATTAGATGGTGTTATGATTGATCCATTTAATCAATTAGACTCAATGCAGAAATCTTATCAAAGAGAAGACCAGTATTTGTCGAGTATATTAAAGGATATAAAAAGATTTGCGCTTCTTAATGGCATTTGTTACAATATTATTGCTCACCCTAAAAGCCCGAGCTATCGAGAAGACAAGTCTCTTCCTGTTGCTGATATGTATGATTTAGCTGGCGGAGCAATGTGGGGTAATAAGGTTGACCAAATAATATCTTACTATCGACCCAGATTTCACGAAGATAAAAACAGTTGTGAGGTTGAGATATATATACAGAAGGTTAAAAGAAAAAGAACTGGAGGTCAACTTGGCCACTTCGATTTATATTTAGATTGGAAAACTAAAAGGTTTATTGACCCGATTACAAGAAAAGTTTTTTGTGATAAATATGAAGCAGAGAGGTCCAAGTCTTCCCACAACCCAGATAATATAACACAGGCTGAAATATCTAATCAATGGCTTCCGTATAGAGATGAATCTGGAAGTGAAATATCTTTTTAATAATGGCAATAGTAAGAAACGTACAAAATAATACATACTACCGATACTTAGGTGAAAATAAATACAGAAATCTAATTACTGGTGTTGAGGGGGAAGTCGCGGAAGAGCAAGCAAGAAGAGTGTTTAAGATAAGTGCGGAGATGACCTACCTCTGCGAGAACTTCCCTCACATAGAAGAACTTATTAACCGATTAAAATTAAAAAAAGATGAAGACACCACTAACTCAGGCTCTTGAGTGGATAGAAGAGCGTTATCAAATAGGTCTACCTAAGCAGGTAGAAAAAGAATTTTTAGAAAAAGAAAAGCAGGCTATCTTAGACGCTTGGGATGACGGTCACGCAGTAGGGGACTTATCAATAATCATAACCGACTCAGGAGAATATTATAACAACACATACTCAAACGATACTGGCTCTCGATAACCAGTAATTTTATGTCAGGATTAGTAAAAGGTGGAGGAAGCTACATTTACCTCAATATCAAAGAGGGTAAGCTTGTTCACAAAAACAAACAAGGTGAAGTAGAAACTTACGATGGTGTAGGGGGAAGAATTGACAAAGTGGAATTTGTAAAGGACGAGTACGATGGAAAGCCATACGAAAAGGCAAACATCTACATTAGCCACGTTGACCAGAACTTTATTTTGCAAATGCGAATAGATAGCGGCTATTTCAGAAACTTTTGTAATGCGCTTAAGAGCGGCAACCCAAAAGGGGAAGTGTTTATCAAGCCCGCATACTCTAAAGAAAACGGAAAGACGACCGCAACCTGTTTTGTTTCCCAGAACGGCAAATACTTAAAGCACGCTCACACAAAAGATAATCCGGGAGATCTTCCCCAGCTAGAAAAAGTAACCTTTAAGGGTGAAACCAAGTACTACAATGCGAAACAATTAGAGTACTGGAAAAACTGGCTGGGCAATGCTGTCGGGGAAGAAGTGGCGCAGCCTGTAAAAGATGTAAGCAAAGAAGAAACAGATTTACCCTTTTAATTATGATAGGATCAGTATACTTATTTGACTTTGACGGCGCATTACTCAAGTTTGCTCAGTACGAGTCCGCCAACCACCGTAGCAGAATTATTGATGGCTGGAAAAAGATGGTGGGTAAGAAATTTGAGAGAATGTATCTTCAGATAGCGCCCGGGCTTAGCTCGCGGGCAAAACCAAAAATTTAGGGCAGGATATTCTCCTGCCCTTTTGCCGTCTTACGAAACCAAGGACCAACCCGATGAATAATAATTAAAACGGCAACTACTTGCCTTTACGAAACTCCAATCCTACAAAGACTTTGGTGCTGTCTTTGATTACCTTTCCGTCAACGTATTGCTTCTGGATGGTTACGCAGGATGTTAGGGAAGCTGCGATAAGGGCGACAATGACAATCTTTTTCATACCTGCAAAGTTACTCCATAATCAGAATATAATGGCAGGTCTTCTCCCCCGTCTTGTAAAGATGCTTGACGCCCGGAAGGGGTTGATTTTTTTTAATTCTTTTTACGATAGCTTGTCTGGTAAGCCCCAGCATTTTAGCGTAGCTGGTAACGGACATTATTTGTTCTTTCATACCGCAAATATAGGGAATAGTTTACAATTAACAATATTCACCACTTCCCCCTACCATAATAAGACAGATAGAGAGAATAAAGAGAGCAAAAGGGTATCAGTACCGGCGTATCTTCCCGCGACCCTATACCCCCACCCCCCCTATATATAACAAGGCAAAGCGAG